TTTGAACTCTATTTTTTTTAAAAAAGTTTATTAATTCTTCTTCATTTAAAAAATAAGTTGCGTTTGTATTTTTGTTTACGGTTTTAAAGTTTTCCATTTCTTGATTATTTTTATTATCACTATTTTAACACAGCAAAGATATAAAAAAAAACTTACTAACGAAATTTTTAACTACTTTTTTAACAAGAAAATGATTTACTAGATAGGATTGCCTATAAAGGCATTAGTAAATTGAGGGGTGTTTGACCGTTATTCAGTACGACTGCACAAGCAACAGCAGGTCTTTTACCATATTTAGCGTAAGCCATAGCATACGACTTGTGATTAATTCCACAACCAACCTGAGTTCCATAAACTCTGAACTTCTTACCTACATAGTGTTCTGTATAACATTGAGTATGTAAATGTCCTTGGACAGTATTCATCATATCAGCACGACATTTAGTCCTAGCCGTTCCGCCTTCTCCGTGTATATATTGTACTCCGTCTGTTTCGTATCGTTCAACAAAATTCCAATCTGGAGTTTCTAATACTTCTTTAAAAGACTTAATCCATTTAGAAGGTATTGATGATGTTTGAGCTTTACGCATTATGATCCTGTCGTGGTTTCCAATTATAACTGTAGCCATAGGAAAAGCGTCACGCCATCTGCCTATTTTTTTAATAGCTAATTCTAGCTCATCTAAGCCGCCCATTCCATCAGCACTAGCTTCGTGATATGAAGAAAAATGATTGTCTATTACATCACCTATAAACACTACCTCTGTGCAGTTATAAGCATAGTATTGTTCTATGCAGAAGTCTAAGTAACCGTCAAGACAGAATGGTTCGTGCAAGTCACCGATAACTAGAACATTTCTAGTTTCGGCTTCTCGCATTTTCTCTAGTGCCACTATTTCGTGTGGCTTTAATCTGTATCTGTTACTTTTTAGCAACGTCTGCAATTCCTTGACCTACAATTAGTGTTAAGATTGCATAGTATAAATCTTTTGCAGTTGTTTCGTCAACTCCTAAGTAAGTAACTAAAGCAGGTACAACTACAGAACTTACTGCATACCAAAACTTCTTACTCTTAATCATTTGACCGATAAGGTATTTTTCTAAAAACTTTTTCATAACTATTTATTTTTGATTATTAAATTAATATTTTCACCGCCTAAATTAACTATTTCTTTGATTAGTAAGTCCATAGCTAACCTAGAGTTTTCAACAACGTCCTGTTGACGACCGTTTCCTACTAGAATACAACCGCTTGTATCTTTAGCTGTGTTCCCTCTATGAAACAAGATGTAACTTCTATTTGGCACATCCTGAACTAACAAATGCAAGTAATCTCTTGTTGCACTTTCTCTCGCTAGTCTAAGTCTTACTTTGTATTGACCTTCAGGAATACAACTTATGTTTCTTTCGTTATTAATATAAGGATTTTCTAAGGTATCACAAAAACTTTCACCATTAATAAAAAGTTTACCAATAGTGCTTTCTTTTGTAAATGTATCTCTAATTAAAAGAAGATTAACGCCCTTGTCCTCTGTAGGCTTTTTTATAGCCGTTCTGTCCTTTACTTGCGTTTTTAGAGTGTATTCCCTTACGTTTCTTTTTAACGCTTTTATAACCACTTGTAACAACTTTACGAGCCATTTATTTATTTTTTTCAAATTGAATGAATTTATATATAGTAAAACTTATTGCTAGTGTCAAAGAAACTAGCGTTAGTATTTCGTTACAGTCTGTTATGCTGAAAGCTATTGCCGAGGTGTTAGCTAACCCTACTTGTAGAGTATCTCTTACTTCTGTCATTTTGTTTAGTTTTTTTATCTAAGTAGGTCTTCAGCTTAGTTACGTTTTTAAGTTTAGGTTTGTAATATTTCTTCATTAATCAGAAGCGTTTAAAAAGTTTCTTAAAGTAAGTTTTGTTCCCTGCTGCATAGGTCTTTCTAGGTTCATAGAATTATAGTAAGCGTTTCTATCAGGACTTATGTCTGCACCAGAGTTTGTATTGTATTCAGGAAAAAGAGTTACATTATTAGTGATATACTTAATCATTCTTTCTGTAAAATATTCAGCATTGTTTCTGACTTCTTCTCTAAGGTGTTGAGCTTCTTCTGTACTTAAAGCTGTTCCTGTTTCTGAAGTCTTTGAATAGATGTTACCGTTTTCCGTTTTAAAGCGTAAATAAGGTATGCACATATGGAACGCCCAAGAAGGCAAACAGTCGCCTATATACTCATCTACTAAAGTCTTGTAAGCTTCATTACCTACATTACCTATTGTACCTGCTGTAATTAAACTTTCTAATTTTTGGTAAAGTGTAGTTCCTAATTTTGTTTCTATATAGATACGCTGTGCTTGTAATACATAAGGTAACAAGATTTGAGGATCTACATTTAAGTTAATTGCTGTGCTATCTTTTAGCTTCGCTTCTGATATAAATAGTACGTATGCCATAATTAATTGTAATATCCGTTATTTTTCATTTTCATTGGTGGTATTGCTACTAGCTTGTCGTTTTGCTCAGCAGTAAAACCTTCACTTCTTGCCTTAGTGTAATTCACTAAAACATCATCATCTAAGTCGTCTTTATAGTAAACGCTATCAGCGTCAGCTAAGTTAGTTGAGCGGTAGATTTGCCTTAACCAATAGTGGCGACAATTAGGTCCGCCTTTGTACAAAAATAAATCATAAGAATTTCCGTTATGTCCAAACCCTGCATTTACAGAATTGCTATTAGTTCCTGTTATGTCTTTCTTTCTATAGACCTTTCCTGATCCTACCATTTGTTTGCAAAAGCTTCTGCTAGTTCCTGAACGATTAGGTAAGAAGTTATCAGTTGCGTAAACGTATCTTACTTTATAAAAAGCGTTTTCATCTCTATTCAATCCGTCTTGGCTATCTCTCGCGTTAGGGTTAGCTCTAATTGTTGAAGCAAAGTCAAACTTTTCAAAAGCTATGTCGTTCAGCTCTTGTTCAAAGTCAAAGTTTAAGTGTTCACCATTTACCATTTCTTCATCTATAATTTCGTAACCTTCAGGCACGTCCTCGCCATACTCAGCTATAAATTTTTCAAGTCCGCTTTCATCCATTCCTAAGTGTGTACAAGCTCCTAAGTTTTCTTTTACTTCCACATCAGCAATTGGTTTCAATCCGAGTTCCTCTCTAATTTCTTGCTCAGTCATAACTGCTTTCAAGTCCTCTGAAGTAAATTCTACTGTAATAGGTTTTAACTGAACGAAACTTACAGGTAAGTCTATATTGTTTACTGAGAAAATAGTTTGTAAAGTGCCTAAGATGTGAAGCTGTAAAGGTTGCACAACAGTATTTAAATAAAAATTTGCGGCTGCGTTAAGCTCGTCTACGTTTGAGCCAAGTCCTGTATCAGACTTAATTCCCATAAGCATAGGTGATGTTACTCTGTGTCCTGTAAGGATGTTTTGAACCAATAGCTCCTGAAGTGCTAAGTATTGCTCAGAAGCGTTTGAAACAGCTATAGGTGTTATTTCAGGTGTTCTAGTCTTATCATCTGAGAATGTTAAAATAAACTTCCCTGAGTTTCTAGCTCCTGTAAATTTATCAGTAAGACTTTGTTCTATCTGAAATCTCTCCTCTTGCGTAGGCACACCATTAGCAAAAGAAATAAAGTAGCTCCCACTAAATCCATTTTCTATATTGTTTAAATGAAACTCTGCAACTCTTTGATCTACTAAAGCCCAATTATTTGCAGCTATGTAATCTGGCGTGTGGTAACAATCCATATTAGGACTGTATGCGCCTGTATAAAGTAATTGACTTGTTGCTGTTCTATCGTTAGTATTAAACGCCGTTATAGCAGTCGCAGGGTTTTCTCTTTCGTTAGCCCAATTAGAAGATATATAGTAGGTATCAACTTGACCTAAGTCATTCGGTATTCCTGCTCTTACTCGTTCTACGGGTACGTGATATATTTCAGCAATTTTAGTTCTTTCTGTATTCCAAATAATATGTATAGCGTAAGCTCCCTGAAGTTTAAAGTCAAAAGCTAATTTCTTTACTACTTGGTGTAAAGTTTCTTTTCCGTTAGCGTGCCTAAAAAATTTCTTTAACTCTACGTAAGCGTCTAAATCTGTATTTTCGTCCTCGCATATTAAGTCTTCACCAGAAATCATTTCAGCAGTTGCATTAATAATTGCAGCGTGAGTGGATGAATTATAATAAAGGTCAATTAAAAACTGAGGGTACAGGTTACGCCATTCTTCCGTTCCGTACTCAATGTACTCTTTACCCTGAACCTCTTGAATTATAGGAGCTGTTTGTGTTTCTAAGTTTATACTAAGTATGTTTTCCATATTTTATTTTATTGTCCGTAATATATATAGTTTGTTTCTGTTGGCGCTTCTCTTTGCGTGTATCTAACTTGCTGTGTTCCGTCTTTTTCTGATAAGTTCATTTTACCCTTTGTAACTAAACCCTGTACTACTCCTTTAGTGTCAGCAGCAGGACTTAAAACGTCATCTTCATTCGCAGGTGCATTTCCTGAAGAAACAGTTACTGTTCCTATCCAACTAACTTCGTAAATTTCATACTTATAATATCCCGCAGGAAATAGTTTTGTTTCTCCTGTATACATATCAGGAGTTAGATCATAGTTAATACTAATTTTAGTAAACCTATCTTTAATTGTTTCAGCCGAGCCGTAAGCATAATAAACAGACTTATCTAAGTCGTTTGTGAATTTAACTAAGTGTCTTATCTGAGTAGAAGCGACAGCAGTATTTATACGATTGTCCTCAGTTTGCACAAATATATTGAACCCTGTTTCTGTTGTTGCTTGTATCATAGTTAGTTTGTCTAGTATATAATAGAAATACTTTAAATTTATTTGCTTTAAAAAGAAAAAGGAGTGCATAAGCACCCCTAATCCAAGAATATATAAGAAAACTAATTAAGATGTTACGATTGTTCCCATTGTAAATGCTGAATTGTCAAACGGTACTGTAGTGTAATCTGCTACCATTGGAAACGGCTCCGCTTCCATTCCGTCAAATGTAAGAGTATATCCTGAACGGTCACCCCAAGCAGCACCACTATCCATAGTACCTGCGTTAAGTTCCATTCCGTTTGTTACTCCTAAAGCTACGATCACATTATGTCCGTTAGTTAAAGTTGCGTTTAATTCTGCAAAGCAAATTAATTTAGTTGCTCCTAAAAGCTTAATTTGATTTTGATCTTCTTTTGTCAGTTTGTTTAAAACTACATTTAAAGTAGGAGTATAAAAAATTGTGCCGTTATCTCTACTTCCTGTAATTGTTTCTGACAAACTTGCTGCTCCTAAAGGAGTAGTGTATCTGTATAGGGTATTAGAACCCATTTCTATATCCGTTACTTCCCCTGAAGCTACTACAGGAAGTGGGCTGAATTGGTCATAAACTCCGAAATAAACATTTTTTATTCCTCCTGAAATTCTATTGCAATCAAGTCCTCTACCTTTTGTTAATGCTGTACACGCCATTTTATTTTATGTTTTAAAGGTTAAAGGAGTGAGTGCCTAAGCACCCACTTCTATAAATTAATTTTATTATGATTGTCTTACGATATCAGCACCAATTCCTGTCTGAACACCTGCTGAATAACGAGCAACTAATCTCATATTGTCAGATCCGTCTAAAGCAGCCATATCCATAAGAGTAATTCTTGTTGCGTCAGAAAGTAAATCAGTTCCGAAGAATAAGTTTGATTTTTGAGCGATAACAACTTGGTTATCAATCATTCCATTACAAACTGCGATATTGTACCCTTCAAATACAGGAACGTAATCACCATTCATATTGTAAGCATTAACATATCCTAAAGTAGAAATTGCAGAAATGTAGTATCTGTAAGTCTTTTGGTTCATATAGATATGTAAGTCTTCTTTTCCTAATACTGCTGTAGGAATAGCTGCTACTGCTGCTTGTAAGTTAGCAATAATGTTACCTGCTGTATAAGCACCTGTTGCTGCGTCCTGAACAACTGTTGCGTCAACACCTGGTAATAAAAGTCCTGTAGCTGCTCCGTTGAAGCCGTTGAATTTCCCTGCTACAGCAGTTCCTGTCCAAATGCTATCTTCAGTTGCTTCTGCAATAATTTCACCCATATAAGAAATTACATAGTCATTAAAGCTTGCAGGTGGTGGAGCTCCTGCTCCTGCTCTCATTTGTAACGCTTCCCAACTGTCTAATAAAGTTGACTTGCAAAGGTCTAAGTTGATTTGTAAGTTTTTTGGTTCTAAAACTTTTTCAGTAAGTGCTAAAGTACCTGCTCCTGTAAAGTTACAAGTTGCGTCAGCAACTACCCCTGAACCTGCCATTTGTTGAATGTTAGATTTGAATTTGATGTTTTCCATAGATGTTAAGTAATCTAAAGAGTTCGCTTGTTTAAGTGCTGCGCTGATGTAAAATCCTGCTGCCTTTCCTGCGAAATTTGATGTTGTAGTAAACGCCATTTTTTAATTTTTTTGGTTTATATTATTTTATTTATTTAAGTCGTGTAAGAATTTTTCTCTCCTAGTCATCTGCCCGTAATCTTTTGCACTTACTGTGTGACTTCTATTTGAAGAAAACTTATTTACATTTAAAGGGTTGTTAGCAGGTTTTCTGCTTAACTTTGATTTTAAAGATTTTATCTTCTTGTTAAGTCTTGCAACTTTAGAAGCTTTAGCTTTCGCTTTTGATAAAACTCTTTTTGAATTTGAGAATTTTCTTTTAGATTTTGAGAATTTTCTTTTAGATCTTCTTCTTGATAAAGTAACTTCTTCAGCAACTTCTTCAGCTTTTTCTTGAATTATCTCAATTGCAACCTCTGCTGCCTTCTCAGCTAACTCAGGAGTAACCTCAGCAGGAGTAGCGTCATCAATAGCTGAAGCAATTTCTGCTACTGCTTCTTCAACAACTTCTACAACCTCAACAACAGTTTCTTCAACTGCTACCTCAACTGCTTCATCTTCTAGTTCTTCTTCTTTCTTTTCTTCTTCATCTTCCATAGCTACTTCTTCACCTTTTAGTTTAGCTACAGCGTCTTCTAAGTTTTGTATTCTTTTCTCCATTCCTTCCCAGTCGCCAACGTCAGCGAAAGTTTCTTCTTCAACAACTTCTTCAGTATCTTCTAAAGATGTTTCTAAAACTTCAGCAACTATTCCGTCTTCGTCAACTCTAAAAGCTAAACCGCTTTCAGTTCTGTATGTTCCTACAGGTAATAAGATTGTAGTTCCATCTTCAGTAAGAACAGATATATCTGCTCCTGCTGTTAGTGTGTCTGCTTCAGATACAAAGATTGTACCGTCTTCAGCTTTTTCTTGCCAAGCTAGTCTAATTGATTTGTTTAAACCTAGTGACACTAAAATTTGTTCCTTTAAATTCATTTTGTTTTATTTTATTAGTGAGTATTAGTACTTATATAATAGATAAACTATTACTTTATTTGATTTTTAAAAGTTTAACTGTTTATTAGATGTAGAATTATTAACGTCCTCAGCTTCATTTCTTATTTTATCCATATCATAAAAAGATTGTTCTGTTTCTGCTACTGCGTTTTGTAAATCAAAAAATGTACTTATTAAATTTGCTACATCTGAAGGCGGTTCTATTCCTAGCTCATCAAATTGACTAATAAGACTTTCTATATTATTTTGCGATTTGACTACTAAATCTGAAGCTTCGAGTAGTTCTCCTTCTACCTTATCACTCATCCCATAAATAAAAGCACTATCCATAATCACCCTGTCTAAACTATCAAAGTAATCTTGGTAACCATTTTTTAAATCAACATTAGATGTAGTAATATCTCTGTATTTATTTTCTAGTGTATTTACATATTCTTGTAAATCAGAAACAGCACTTAGACTTATTTTATTTAACCCTTTTGAATTAAACCTACTTAATTGTAGTAAAAATTTTTCTTTTGTGTTCATATTTATTTATTTAACGCTTCCTTTAACTTATTTAATTCTTCTATACTTTCATCTAATTTTTCACCAATCATTCCTACAAAGTCAGGAGCATAAACGCCTGCGTCAGTAAGCTTATCAATTGCGTCACCATAACGGTTTAACTCATCATTAAAAACTTTTGAATACAAATCATCATATTGTTTAGATAAGTTATCTTTGTAAGACGCTAGCTCTGATTGTATTCTTACTATCTCATCATAAGTATTTTCTGTATCATTTTCTAAATCACTTATAACACTAAAATTATATTTTTTAGGACTGTTTTTTTGTAATTGCAGTAAAAATTTTTCTTTTGTATTCATCTTATTTTTTATTATGGTTTATTATTTCATTCAAAGCTGCTAAGATTTGTTGGTTTGTAGGTTTACCTTTTTGCATTTCCTGATATTTTGAAGTAAAGTACCCTTCAATAGAAAGCCCTTTTATTTCTCCATCTTTAATCTTGTTCCAAAGGTCGTCATTCTGTATCTTCATCTTCACCATCCAAGTTCCTTTTTTTAACTCGTAACCGTAAAGTGCTGACTTATCCGTTTTAGGATCTTCTACTATCCAACTTTCAACAGTCAAAACTCCTGCTACTCTATCTTGATGTTGATATGTGGCTTTGTGGTGGTTGTTGCTTTTCAAAAAATTATAGGCACATTGTTTAACTGTTTCCTTACTGAAATAAACATAGTAATCACTATCTGTGTCAGCGTCATAACGATAGATGTTTTTATCAGGAATTAAAGCAGGTGAAATAAGTTCTCTTTTCTCCTTATCTACTTTAGCAAGAGTTAGGTTGTTTTTTGCCTTACTCATATATACCATATTTTCTTCTATTGCAGGTTCAGAAACTAACGATATACAGTCTATTGCAATTTCTTCGTTATCTTCATTGATAACAAGTTCAACTATCTTAGTGGTTTTAATTTCACTATAGTAGTCTTTGTTGGCTTCTTCACATTCAGCTATAGTGTCATATTCACAGCTTCCTGTTTCACCCCATTTTACTTTTCCGTTTTCACATTCTTTGCAAGGCATAGTATATAATTTTAAGCAAAGTTAGCTAATCCAAATCTATCATTAGCTTCATTTAATACATTTTTATAAGCGTCTACAAAGTCTGCGTCTACTTGGTCTGCGTTTGATAAAATGTCTTTAATTTCACTATAGTTACTTATTAAATCTTCAGGGTTTAGTCCTAATTCTTCTGCTGTTCTTTCTACTTGTTCTATTCTTGGGCGCATATTTGTATATGCTTCTTCAAATGACATAGCTGCACCGTTTACTACATAGTTATCAACTGCTATTGATAGTTCAGTATTAAAGTCCATTATTTTATCTTGCCATTCTTCCATAAACTCAATTCCGTAAGAAGCTGCGCTATAACTTTCTTCTAACCAACTATACTCGTCATTTATCTCATCAACTACTCCTAAATTGATTTTATATGTTTTGTTTAAGTTTACCTCTGTTGAGTTCTTAAACTTTTTCATTTCTCTTTCGTATTCTGCATACGATTTCTTCCCTAATGGTGTTGGCTTGTTCATAGTATTTTTTTTTAGTCTAATATATAATAGACATTAAGTTAATTTATTTGATTTTATATTGTAGCTCTACGTCTTATGTTAGCTAATTGATTTTGACTGCTTGTCATTTCATCTGTAACTACGTAAGCTTTAAATGCGTCAGGTTCAGTTCCGCCAGATAAATGAAAAGCTCCTGACATCATTTGAGGTGCAGGACTACCGCCTGGCGTTGACGTAGCGGAAGCGCTACCCCCTCCGCCTACTCCTACGTCTGTTTGCATAATAGAATTTATATTTGCCAATCCTGCGGCTACTGCTAACCCTGCTGCAAGAGGTCCCATTACTAGCCCCGCAGGTGCAGGAACTGCCATACCCTGACCATACGCGGCAACTGCACTTTGGTACATATCAATCATAGCTAAGGCAATCTTTACTTTCTTTTGTTTCTCAGCTAAAGCCGTTCTCTTTGCATTATACTTTTCGTCAATAGCTTCTGTATCTTTTCCGTTTGCTTCAGCTAACGCTATTTCTTTATTATATTCATTTTCTATCATTGTGCCCTGAGCTTGCAAACTGCTTGCAATTATAGACTTCATATTATCAAACATTCCCTCTCTAATAGCTTTCTTCTTTTCTGCTAGTTCTTCTTCATCCTTAAGTTCTTGTTCTCGTCTTTCTGCGTCTGCGTCAGCTATTTCTAGTTGTTTCTCGTTCCACTCGTCATTGATAGCTATCTTCTTATCAAATAAAGCGTCTTGATCTTCTAACTGCGCAGTTTCTAATTCCATTAACGCTATCTTCTCGTTTTGTAAAGCAATCCAATTTTTATCTGAAGCGTTTAGGTCGTAATTAATTTGAGCTTGTCTTAAAAGTGTTTCCGCTTGGTCTTTTTGCGCTTTATGTAAACTATCCGTTATACCTTGTAATTTATCTAGCGCGTCATATTTTTCGTCTAAACTAGATAACTCATCAGATAAGATTTTCTCTTGTTCTTTTGCTTGTGATGTTAGCTGTGCGTTTAACAACCCGAACGTAGTTGCCGCCTTATCTGCTGCTTTATCTGCTGCTGTAATTGCTTTAGCTTTATCGTAAGTAGACTTTGCGTATTCCGAAACGGCTTTAGCTCCTTCTACAACTACATCAACTAATTTGTCCACGCTATTATTAACTCCTGTCAAAACGTCAATACTTTCTTTCCCTGCGTCTTTCACACTATCCCACGCTTCCTCAAATTCACCTTTAAATAAATGTTTTAACGATTTTCCTAAATGACCGAAAGTGTCCATTAAACTTTCAAATCTTTCAATTAGATTTTCCTTAATAGCAGTACCAAAATCTTTAAGACTTTGTTTCGGATCTTCAAACAAAGCTTTGAAATAATCTGTAACAGGTCCTACATTTTCTTCAATAAATTTAAACAAGTCTGAAATCGCTATATTTATTGCGTTCATAGCTGTACTGAAGCCGTCCATTACCGTTTGGTTTTTAGATAGCGCGTCCATAAGTTTAGCCAAAATAGTTACGATCAATCCGATACCTGCCGCTTTAAGCGCAGTTCCTATTCCTCTTATTCCTTTCTTAAATAAATCTAGCGCTTTTGACGTTTTGTCTGCGTCTTTACCTACGTCGCCTATGTTTGAGTTTACTTTTATATTTATTTCTTCGTCTGCTGTTGCCATATCTTTATTTTTTAAAGTGCTACACTTGTTTTAATTTGTGTGAATGTTATATTACTACACCATTCTATAGTCACGTTTGTTGCTCCCCTTACTCGCATAGCAAAGTTAGTGCCTGACGCTATTGCTGTTGGTTGCCAATTAGAAACAGTTCCGTTGCTTTTTATTGCGTCACGTTCTCTTTTAATACTTAGCGTTCCACTTTCATTTATTATAACCCCTCTTTCAACCCAACTTGCATAGTCGCCTAGATTACCTGTTCCTGTTCCGCCTACTCTTAAAGCTAGAACTTCAGCGTGAAAATACATTGCTGAGTTTTCAGGAACGGCTAAGAGTTTATCTGTTGTGTTGTTTAGATAACTAATAGTATTTGTTCCGTTTGTAGTTTGCGTTCCATATAGTACTTGTATGCTTTGTCTTTCGCCTAATAAGTCTGCTGCTACGTTACCCCCTAAGACAATTGAGTTATCGGCTGTCGCTTCTCCTAAAGTACCATATACGTTTGCATTGTTTACTCCGTTTGCTATTTCGTTATTGTTTCCAACTACTATGTTATTTCTTGATAATCCTTTTACTGTATTGTTCTCACCTATTATGTATGTATTGTTTGTTCCTGTAGCAGTCGTGTTTCCTGCTCCCTGTAATTTATTAGTTGCGTTGCTGAAGCTTCTGTTTATATTTGTATTAAATCTAAATATTGAGCAAGTTCCTGAAGCTTTATCGTATGTATATCCGTAAGCTTCACATTGTAATTGGTTAGGTCGTAAACTATTTGTTCCGTCTGTAAAGAAAACTTCACCGAGTGTAGTAGTAAAACTTGGCTTTACGTCAAACCCTTTTAAGAATGGTATTGTTGTTATTTTGCTCATTACGGTATTAGTATAAATTCAACTGTTGCTAAGTCGTTAGGTTTGTAGTCTATTTTGTTTACTCTGAATGTTCTGTTTTTAATAAATACTGTATCGTTAAATTTAAAAGTATTAATATCTGAAGGACTTAAATTAACTTTAATAGTCATAATCCTAGTGTCAGGGTTGTACAGTTCTGAGTAATAAGGAAGCCAATACAAGTTAAATAGATTGTCGTTTACAGGTGCTCCTGCCCCTATCAATTGACATTCTCCAAAATGAAAGTCACGAGAACCTGCTACTGTTGATGTTGCTTGTACAGTAGGTACATCTGTCAAATGACTAAATTGTAAATAAGTATCTAGGTTTGCTGAAGTTAAACCATTTTGCGCAGGTATATAATAGTCAAATGCTGTTGTTTTTTTACCATTGTTAAACATTATTCTAGGACTGTTTTCAAACCCTTCTGAAGTTTCGTCATCATTCTTAGCATAAAGCGCAGGAGTTATTAAATCAGACCAAATATCTTCTAAGGGTTTTATTACTGTAGCTGCAAAAGGTTCAACAATTATTTCATCTTCTCCTGTTAGGATTGTAAATTCTGAAGCGTCATACTTTTTACTTCCGTATAAATGATTAACATCTCTTTTGTAAACATTAAAAGCATAGTCGTCCTCATCTTCAACAAACTTAAAAATAGTCTTTTTGTTTAAATCAGTTAAAGGCACAAGTTTCATTTGTGAAACGTCTACCTTTTCTGTCCAATCTAAAGGGTTACTATCGTTATTTAAAAACACATCTGAATAAGGTTCTATTTTTATGTTGCTAGGATTATCTTCATCAGGCAAAGTAACTAAGTTGAACATAGTCATTAATCCTTTTAAGAAATCCCATTGCCCAGTTTCACCTCTTAGCGTTTGCAATAAAGATGAAGTTGTAGTTGCTATTGTGTTGACGTTAAAATTAACGTAAGTATGAGGAGTACCTGATGATGTTTCATTCATTCTTATAGTGTTCGCACTTGTAGGATCTACTCTTTTAAATTGAGCTTTTAAAGTATCACCATTCATAAGTATTTCTGTAAAATTAAAAGTAAAATTTTGCACAGAAGAAGGAAGCATTGTCAAAGTCTGAGTTACAACTACTATTGAATTTCTCACCCATTGACATTCTACATCTATAGTGTCTGTTGACGAGGTATTTTGAATTGAATACTCACCATCAATAGCATATTGTTCACCATCATTTGTGGCTGTGATAGTATTAGTTGCCAAGTCATAGTTAGGCGGTACTTGCCCTAAAATAACTATAATAATAAATACCCTCAACTCTAGTGTTGTAAAAGTAGTTCCTGCGTTAACGGAAGGGTAAGGCGAGCTTGGTCCTGTGTCCTCTTTAATCCAATATAAAGTATAAGATGATAAACCAATCACAACAGGAGCATTGTCAGCACCCCAGTTAAAATCCATATACAACTTTTTAAAATCGTCTGTGTCAAAGAATTCACTTTCATAAGTAAAAGGCACGACTTGAAATATCCTATCTATTAAATACTTTATATTTATAAAAGGTCTAAAGATTTGTTCCAAAGCTGTAAATTCAGGATTTCCACTTATAGCAGCTGTTCCTGTTGAACCGCCTACAAGCTGTTGATGTGTCCAATCTACAAAAGGGTATCTTAAAGTTGTATAGTCATCTCTAAAACCTGAAGCGTCAGGGTTTGTGTAAGTAATACTAGGGTCAGGACTATCATTCCAACTGTATTGTATCTGCGTTTTATTGTATTCGTGATTTAATTCTGTAAAGTCCAATTCTGAAAAAGTCTTGTCACCTAACACATCAGATAGTGCAACAACTTCAGAATATAAGTTTACATTGTAGCTAGTTTCTCCTGACTTGTCAGAAATATCAAGCATTCTTAAATACCCTTCAAATAATAAAAAACCGTCTTGTTTTAAAATAGCTTTTGTTCTTTTGTAAGGATTAAAATTAAGCCCTGTATCTGTTCTTGTTATTTCAAAAATATTGTCAAAGATTTGATTGTTTCTTTTTGTTGCAGGTAAGTTAAACGCCTTTGAATACGACTGTACTTTTTCAGCTACATTTTTAAAGTCATCTACGCTAAGACTTAGAGGTATGTCTTCATCTTCGTAAAGGTCGCAAATAACTTGTCCGTTACTTAAATCTGTAAATACTCCGCCTGGTGTTGATGTAGATAAAACACAAGATATGTCTGATATTACTGCGACTGAGGTTACACTATATATTGCTATTACATCAGCAGTTGAATAAGCGTTAAATGAAATAGTCTGCGTTCCTGTACCTGAAATTGTGTGAGTGCTATTTAATACATTCCCTGTGTATTGATACACAATTAAACTTGTAGTATTTGTAGTTATGTTTAATGTTAAATCGTAAGTAGCTCCGTAAGTTAAGTTTGATAACCTTTGAACTATTCCTGTATCTACTAAAAACCCAATTGAATTTGAAGTCTCAAATACTTCATTTACCCCTCCGCTAAAGCGATACCAAGTGTTCACCATAAAAAATGAATACCCTCCTATAGTCTGCGAATTAATGAAAGTCTGAGGTAAAGCACCAGAAATACTTTGAGTAGAAGAAGAAGTATTTACTTGATTAAAATTAATTCCATCAACAACTAATTGAGTAGACGCTGAACTTAACGGAGTTGAACCGTCAAAATATTGTGGAAATACTATTAATTGTACTGACATTATACAGATTGTGTTCTTAGTGTTTTACTCTTTTCTACTTCAAAAGTGTACTGAATTAGTTTGTCGTTTGCTACAGTCTTTTTTGTAAAGCTAGAAGTTGTAAGTCTAACAGGTTTTACATATTGATTAAGTGCTGAGTAAGGTCCGTCATCTTGGTAACCTTCTAAAATATAAACTTCAGGACTGTTTATTAGTTCTTCAAACATATCATTTTCGCTTTCACTTACAAAGTCTGAATTCATTGTAATTTTCTCAGTAGCGTTTACTCTAAAAGATTTCTTACCGCCTTTGTAACTATCTACCCTGTATGCTTTTTCGTTCCAAGTTCCTGCTAGTTGTTCGTATGTAGAACCTGACGTTGATATGCTTCTTACTGACTTCTGTGTGAACGTGTAGTAATCCCACGCACCCCATTGATTGAGCCAACAAAGTCGTATGCTTTCATATCCTTTTAAGTTAGGACAATTTATATTTATAGTGTATTTATTAGATATTGCGCTATTACCTGAATTAAACGCTTGAACAATTATTGAACCCCCCTGTATAGTTCCTGCTGAAACTAACGCTTGAAATGTACTGCTCCAATTTTGCAAGTTAGCAGGAAAGCAACCAAAGTAAACAATTCGTTTTCTTATTTCTGAACCGAAAGTAGTATAAGCTCCATTGCCATAATTTCTCGTTATATCCTCTGTTCCTATTTGAACATTAGAACTATTCTTGTAGATTAGTTTTATGTAGCTTACATTTCCATTAGGTGCTAAATAGGCAACTGTTCCGTAATCTTCTATATTCGCATACTGAATTTTAGGTGCATTAGTTAAGAACCTATCAGTATTACTTGACAAATTAAAGTTAGTTAAACTAAACCCAAAGTCATTGTTAAATATTGAAAGCTCATCAGTATATTTTAAGTAGCCGTTAAATATTTGATAGTTATCATTTGCAATAATTGGTGTGTCAATCTGAACATCACCGTTTGCGTCTGTGTATTGTGTTTTAAACTCAATATTTAACCATCTAGCAGCTTTTTTATTTCTTGAATATTTGTCTATTAAGTGTAAAGGGTGAGGTGTGTCATCAGTTGTTGTAATTCCTTTGTACTCGCTATTATCAAAAGCCATATTATCAGCACTAACATAATTTTCAACTACTTGCTTAAAATCAAATATCCCTACTCCTGCATTGTTAGGTGTAGTTTTAAATGTAGCTATTGGAACTGATGTTGAAGAAATTGCTGTAGGATTATCATCACTTATATAAACATCAGCTATAAACCTTACGTTTGTAAAGCCTGATACTATTGTGCTGTTTGATACTACAAAGATGACTTCTTGCCCTACAGGAAGTTGAGGGTATAAAGGTTCTTGTTCTATTGTTGTTGCCATTGTTTTATTTTATACTATTTAATATGTCTTCTTTTATTGCTGCTCCGAACTTACCGCCAAACTCTTTCATCCCAAGCATTAAAGGTTTCTGGAAGAAACTGATACCCTGTATTCCTCTAACTTTAATCTTATGACTTATATAGATAGCTAATCCTGAAATATATCTACCTGTATTTTTATCTCTACCCTTCTTCATTCCGTGACCTTTTATTCCTTTTCTTTTTACCCACTTAGATAGAATGTCAATAGGCGGTCCTTTTGTTGTGTATTTAAAAGGACTTGGTTCTGTTTTACCTTTGTAATCTTGAAAGCTTCTTTTTACTTTATTCCCTGAAACCCCTTTATCTACATACTTACCATAAGCAGCCATTTTAAATCTAACTGTAACTGTACCGCCCTTTCTTATAACAAAGAAATCTATTGAGTTTTCCAAAGCTCCGCCCTTACCTGCTGCTGACAAGTTTCCTTTAGCTTCTTTGACTACTTGACTGCCAAAGCTTTTAAGATACCTTTCAAGTGACGGTATATTCATTACACTAGTGCCGCAAACACTTCTACTTGAACGTCTGTTGTTGCTGAAGGTCTTACCTCTACAGTAACTAAATCTTCAAGTGTAGGAAAAGCAGGACTTGCGTCTTCTTCACCAATTAACGCTTCTTCAGCTTGGAATAAGATATGCGAACCCCCTGCCCTTACTGTTACCTGATAATTAGTCGCTGCTGTTACAAAAGCAACTTTCATATCTTGATCGTCACTTAAATTAGTTACTCTAAAGTATTTACAGTTCTCTACATCTAAAGCGCCATCTGCTCCGTGTGGTGTTGAATTAAATACTGCTACTGTTGTAGTCTGTGAATGAGTACAAGTTAAAATTCTTTCAAATACATCAACTATGTTTGTAGTTGTTAAAGTGTTTGAAGAACCTCTTACTGATCCGTTCAATACGACATTCTCTGTTATTGTTGTTGTTAAATCTGCCATTTTATATTTTTATTGTTATTTTAAATTTCTTCCATCCTATTTGAACTATTAGTCTTCCTATCTTAAATTTTAGCATTAGTAACCTGTACCCCTATTGATAACAGGAATATCACAAGTTTGAAAATCATTCTGAACTAATACACCTATATTAAATACAAACCCGCAACATAAGTTATCAAACCTTTCCTGAAACGGCTCAATAGTAAATTGGTCTTGTGTAAAATAGATAGGTTCGTTTATATCATTTACTCCTTCTATTGATTGTCTTGAACTATGTCTAAGCATACCTATAATGTCTGTACAAATAGCTAGTGTCTGATTGAATACTTCCTGTTCGTTATTCTCTGTGTTTACTAACTTAGTTAAAAGCTCGTGCTGTTTAGTTTGCCAATCTGACTTCTCGCTTACCATATCCATAACAAACACTTGAAAGTTATAAATTAATTGACTGTCGCCTGTCGCTACTGATGTTGGGTTGACGTGCATTAACGGAAACTTCTCCATCTTTTCAAGATTGAGGTCGTAAACGTCACCTACTGAAGTTGTGCTTATCTGTTCGTGATACTCACCTAGTCTTAGCAAAGTATTTACTACGTTATTATAAGTTTTATTGTTCACCATTTCTTTTTACTTTATTTTGAGAGTTTAAGTCTGTTTCATAACTTAACCAAGTTAAACATTCTAACAGTCCTAAATTCGTTATTCTTTCTAAGTTTACTATCTCACCGTTCGTCAATCTATACATTACACCAAACCAACCCCACTTATCAGCAAAGCTTTCTGTTGCTATTGCGTCTTCGTTTCCATCAGCACTTCCGTCAAACACGATTGCAAAGTCTTTGATAATTCTGTCACGAAAGCGTAAAAAAAAACCAATGCACTTTGCACTTGTTCTGCTGACATCTTTTTCATTTCTTCTGCTCTGAGCCGTATATCACCGTCATAAGTATCAATAATATATAAATCATTTTTCTTTTCTTTTATCGGTCTATACAACACAGCCATTAACTCTGGCAAATGTTTTTCTATTCCGTTCTTAATAAAAGTTTCTATGTCTGCATACTCACCTAACGTGATACTGTCTAAGTCAGGATGAAAGCCGTACTCAACTCCTTCTATTTCAATTACTCTTTTTAAAGAACTGTTTTGCTTATGCTGTAACTCAGCTAACTTACTCATTATTAAAGCTACATCTTTTAAATCTAATTCCTTTATCAACTTTTTAGGAATGTTAGATAACATAGCTATTGTTTCTTCTGCTTCTTTTGTCTTGCTACCCTCTTGAAACTCAATAAGTTGAAGCCACTTCTCTAGCGTTACGTCTTCCCAACTGCTAATAAGTTTAAACTCTTTTACCTTACCTTCTTTTTTTAATTTGACTTTCATCTAATATATAATAGAAATTAATTGATTTTAGTTTACTGTACAAAATACTTGCCATAGTTGCGGTTGTCTAAGTGATAGATAACATTGTATCTTATTCCGTCTATTGCGTGGTTGTATGCGTCTTGATATAATTTTGAACCCTTATCCGCAAATACATAATTATTTAGCTCTTTAGCTATGTTCGTGCTTTCAGGAGTTATGATTAATTCAAAGTCTTGCATACGAGTTATTCCACTTTCAATAGTTCCTTTCTTTACAGGTTTGATGTTTACCCCTAAATGTTTAAGGTCTGCAATTAGTCTTGGTTCTGCACTATCAGCTATAATAAGCTTATCACTTACTTTGTCTAATATGATTTGCGCCAACTCGTTTGACTTCAATCCGTTCCTGTAAATATGTTCTTTTAAATAAATCTTATGTTTCTTTTTATCTATAGCCACTTCAGTAAGACTATCAGGATCTACCGAGAACCCAAAGTCCATACCGCAAGAAGTCTGAAGTCCGTCAGGATTGAACTCGCCTATACTCCAATTCTCAAATACTACTCCTTCCGCTTTGTCTAACCAACCCCCTAAGATTTTGTGTTGATACTTTTTAAAGTTCCTGTGCTTTATAGTGTTAATCCGTTCTAGGAAGCTCTGAGAGAGGTTATCTTTATTGTCTAGGTATGTAGAGTGTATATAGCATACATTGTCTTTAACACCGTTAAAACCTGCTTCAACTCCTTTGTCCTCAAAGAAGCGTTTGTATATCCAATGCTCTTTAGTAACAGGATTAAGAATAAGTATAATTCTATTCTGTACTTCCTTTTCTCTAATACTTAAATCAATAGTGTCAAATATATCCTCGTCAATAAGTTCTTCTGCTTCGTCAAGAACCCAAGCACTTATACCCTGTAAAGACTTTAGACTTGCTGTCTGATTTCCTGCTGACGTCTTAATTCCTCTAAATAAAATATCTGACTTGTTTCCTAAATTAACAACCTCAGCTTTGTTTACACTAAAGATGTTTTCAAAACCTAACAGACTAATCTTTTCTAAGAACTCAGGAATGATAGACAGGTGAGCTGACACCATTGTAAATCTTGTAAACAATACTCTTATGTTCTTAGACATAGTAAGTAAAGTTAAAAAGACTGTTACAGCAAAAGACTTTCCTGAACCCCTACCACCTGTGATTATAAAGTATCTAGCGTCAGAATTAAATAGAGGGTTATATTTATTACTCAGTATCAGTTTCTACAAATGTTATTAAAGGCATATTGATACTATCATCATTTGTTGTAACATCTACCCTTTGTTGAGGTTTACCATAAAAGTATTCAAAGAACAGCTTGACTGCCCATTGTTCCTTTTTGTCAATACCGCTTTCTAAAGACTTCAATGACTTCTCATTCATTGGTGTTAAGTTATCTATCAACTTTTGTTCTGCTGCTTTGCTTTTGTGTCCTGCACCTTTCC